GAGCTAATTCTTTCTAACGTTACAAATCATAATTACTTATGGAAATCTCTAATAGAATTTATATTATTACATGGAACTCCAGAAATTAATAAAAATGAAATGATAGAAATGGTATTAGAAGATTTTATAAATAATTCTACATATGACAATAGTTTTTATAATGAACCAATTGTATATTATAGATCTACAGATACATTAGTCTTTCCTCCTTCAAAAAAAAATAATTCAGGATATACATTAGTGATATCTACTTTAAAAAAATCTTCTAATTCTATTGAAACGAAATACATGTCATCTTGTAATGCATCTATTGATTATTCTATAAAAGCTAAAGGTCAATATATTTTTTATGCAATAGATAATGATACATATAAACTTTCTGGAATTACATATATAAACAATATAAATGGTGAACAATGTATTTTTAACTATAATTTAAGAATGGAGTCTATATAAATGGCTAAAGCAGTAAAAGATTTAGATAAGCGACCTATTCATACTCCATATATAACTACATTTCAAAAAGAAAAGACTAAAAATGGAGATATACAAATTACTTCAGCAGAATTAAAAAGATATTATTCTGTTATAGATGCAGAAATATACTTTCAAAATTATTTTGTAGAAGATGTTTCTGATATAAATTGGGCTATAACGCAAAATGTTATGCCACTATTTGGATATAATTCGTATATTTATGACGAAGTCGCTAGAGGTAATAGGTTAATACAAGGTACTTTTAATATTAATTTTACATCTCCAAACTATTTATTTGATCTATTAAATAAAATAGATGGTTCTTTAATAACAGATTTAAACTCATATTTAACGCATGCACCATCTATAAAAGGAAAAGAAGTAGTTGGCGCTATTAATACATCATTATTTGGAAAAAGAGAATATCCAGATAAAGGACCTCTTTGGAACAAAACTTTTGATATAGATATTATTTTTGGAGAGAAAACTGGTATAAACGATCCTGTTCATATAATCATAGAAGGCGTAGCTATACAATCATGTCATAATGTTTTGTCTGGATATTGTGCCGGCACTCCTCCTATAATACAAGAACAATATAGCTTTATAGCTAGAGACATAACTACTATTGGTTAATTTATTATTATGTTAAATAAAAAGAAATAATGCGTAATAAACTAAATAGAAAAACTTTTGGAGGGACCTAAAAATGAAAATTGACACAACTAATACTTTAACAGAATCTCAAATAAATGATTGGAAAAAACAATATAAAAAAATATACAAATCTATTGTTGGTGAAGAAGTAATTATATGGAGAAAATTAAAAAGATCAGAGTATATAGATATAATGACTAATTCAAGTTTTAAAGATGATGATTCTAATAAGTCTCCTTATTTACGTCAAGATGCTATCGTAAAAATGTGTTGTTTGTATCCATCAAATATGGACGAAATTATAGAGGAAAATGGTGCATTATCTACATATATTTCTGATGAAATAATGTTAAAATCCGGTTTCGAGATTACAGCAACAACTGAAATGTAAGTGAGAGATATTAAATGAAAATTGATACTGTTAACGATGAGAATAAAGTTGATATAACAGATTTATATTTTGAATTTAAAACAAAATGGAGAAACGTTTTTATATATCGTTTAGGAGAATATGATTTCATATATAGAGCTTTAGGAAGAAAAGAATATAAAGACATAATAAACGATAAACGTTTTAATAATTTTGAAAAAGAAGATATCATTTGTGACAAATGTTTATTATATCCTAAATATTTTGATTGGGATAATTGTGATGCTGGTGTACCTACAGAATTATTAAAAAATATTTTAAAGAATTCTTATTTAGATGCGATAGAATCACAAACTAGTGTTTTAGATTATTATCGCAGTGAGATGTATGACCTAGATAATCAAATTACTGCAATTATCGCAGAAGCTTTTAATTTAGATATAGAAATTGTTGAACAATGGGACGTTGAAAAAACAATGAAATATTTAAGTAGAGCTGAATGGACATTACATAATTTAAGAGGAATTCCTCTTAAGGATGCTGGAGTACGACAAGATAATTATGAAAATGAAGAAATACGATACAATAAAACACAACAGAAAGAAAGTAAAACAAAAAAACAAACAAATACACCAAGTAAAAAAAATGACAGTGACGCAACTATTAGGGGCGGTTCACGAAAAAACAAATTAACTCCTGATTTATTAAGAGAATTAAAAGCTAAATATCCTGATATAAATTGGGAAAATGATGATGGATTGCGTGGAATAAAAGGTCTACAACAACAAGAAATAGACTTAGATACTCCACCTGCATTACGACCTGGTTTTTATTAATAAGAAAAGAAAGGACGTTTCTTTTGGATAACGAAAAGATAGAAAAAACACAAAACAAAAACGATGATAGCTTTTCTACCAGAGGAATCGTAAAAGCTGCCGTAGCATTAGCTGCTACGACAGCTTTTTTTTATAAGACTGGTAGAATTAAATCTTTAAGTAATAAATTGAATAAAGGATATATGTTAACAAAAGATATTCAAAGAGCATATGATGCTAGATTATCTGGAGACGTTACATTATCAAATGTAAAAAATTTTTATAACGATATAAGAGCTTCTCGTCTTAAACGTAAAGATGAATTCGAGCAAAATCCTATAATATTAGATGTTAATTCTAATAGTAACTTTTTTGGATATATAAATTCATTGAGCAATATAAAAAACAAACAATTATCTGTAGCAAATAAACAATTTATAAAAAAATATTATATTAATCCTACTAGACAAATGTTTGACAATAGTATTTCTGAAAATATAGATGAAAATTCTAGAAATAGATTTTACAATTATATACGAGATATGTCATATTCTCTAGGAAATTTTGAAAAAATGTCTAGGATACGTCAAAAATATAAATTTAAAGAAGAGAATAAACAAGCTCTTATCGATATAGATTCATTTTTACAAAAACAATATAATGATTTCGATAATAAAAAAAGTGAAGTAATAAAACAAGTTAATAATCAATTCGATGAGTTATACAATAAAGCTTTTGATATAGATAAACTTGAAAAAGAATTTGGACATAAGAAAAATACATTTGTTGAAACATTATTAGATGATAGAGCTGCTACTATAGAAGACATATTAAAAAATAAATCTAAATTACGAAAAACAAATATTTATCATAAAGACAATAATCAAACATTTTTAGATGATATCATAGATAATGTAGAACAATTAAGAAAAAATATTCGTGAACAACATGGTGAAGAAGCAGAAAAACGTTTTTTAAATATTACGCCAGATAAAAAAGGATTAAGAGTCAATAGTAAAAATGAACTATATTCTATTGGAATTATTCGTAATATACAAAATGATTTATTAAATATTGGTGCTAATACGTTACCTGGTAAAATATTGAGATTAAGAAGTTTTGAACAAAGAAATAAGGCTCCATTTTTCATGTTTTACGAAGAAGGAACTTTTGATCCAGTATTAGCTAGTTTAACAAACAAAAATAATTTAACTAATAATAAATATCTAGATTCATCTTATTATCAATTAGGTAAAGATCTTTATAAAGTTTTAGACAATGGCTCATTAGAAGAAGTTAAATTAAAAGATGATTTACATTTAATATCTGGCATATATGGTACAGAACAAAAATTAATCCGCCAAATTATGGGACAAACTAGATACAAAGAAAGTTCAAATTCTATTTTTAATAAATTAGACCTATTTCAAGATAGAGAAGAATATAGCGGAAACATAATTGAACGTTTTAAAAGTATTTTTACTAAATTCGACAATCCAGAATGGCGATATAATAAATTTAATAAATTTTTTAATCCTACCAACTCGCAAAAAGAAGAATTAACTGAACAATACAACAAAAGAAACATAGATCCTTTTAGTTACAACTATGCTATACAATATACAAATGATTATAATTCACTTAATTCATTTTTTAAGGAAAATATTTATGATATTAATCGTAAATCTATTAACGAATTAAACGTACAAAGCACTGAAGCTAAAGATTATTTACAAATAATTTTAAATAGTAACGATGATGAGATTATAGATAATTTATTAACATATAATGCAGAACGTAAAAATGATATATTAAATAAAAATCTTGAAGATATTATAAATAGAATATATAACGATAAATATAGCGCACAACAATCTATTAAATTAAAAACAGATAGAGAAGGTAGTAATTTATCTACAAGCATATTTGATATATTTAACACAGAACCTAATAATGAAACTGCTTCTATTGTAAATCAATTAAAGGTTGAAATAACAAAAGAAGCGTTTTTACAAGAAGCAAAAAACACTGTTAAGAATTCTGAACAACAATATGATTATAAATCTATCTTTAATATGATTGAAGGTATTTCAGATAATCAAGAAAAAGAGTATGCTATGCAATTAGCAAGTCATACTATCTTTGAAAATAAAACAGGTATAAATATATCTAATCATGATAGAACAAGTGATTCTTTATGGAAAGAAATAACACGTGTAAATTCAATTTTAAATTCTTCTGATGATGAAACAGATAGAATAGTTAGAGAAAATTTATATAATATAGTAAAAAAAAGAGTTAATAATTTAGAATCTATTCCTGGGCAAGGATTGGAGGACATTGAGAATCCTCAAGAATTACCAGAATGGATACATATTGGAAATACCGTTACTCCTATTAGTATAATTAATAATTTAAATAATTTAACAAAATTAAAAAATAATACTGCAAAATCATTTACTCAATTTATAGCTGGAAGAGATGATCCAGAGAATATAACAACTTTATCGTTAGTTCCTTATTTCTTTGTATCTCGTCTTAGCGATGATTTAAATAAAATAGGTTTAGGTTTTTCGAAAGATAGTACTGGAAGTACACATGAATTAATAGCTAATTTTGCTTTTAAAAGAATATTGCCAGCAGCTATAGCTGGAACATATTTGGAATGGGCAGATGATACTTCTCAAGAACTAACCGGAACTTCTATGTCTGGTGCATTAGCTAATAGTGTTGCTAATGTAGATTTAACGACTAGAAAACTATTTGATACTATTGGATTAACTGATTGGTTAAAAAAAGAAAAACAAATTAATCCTATCATGCAATATTGGGGAGATCATAACGAATTCATGAGTTATGATGAACGTAAAGAATGGTATGAGTCTGGTTATGAACCAGTAAGAAAAGGTGCATGGTGGACTTTTGGCGGAGTAAATGAAGCTAGAGGTAGTGAAATATCTTATTGGCAACCATCATTTGCAAGAAGAATAAATTCCGACTATAAAGATAAATCTTTATATGATGGATATTTTGATAAATGGTCTCATTCATTATTGCCAACGCCTAGTAATCCTTTTTCTCCAATATTTGCTATATTAGATCCGTATTGGCTTGAAGACAAACATGAAGATGATAGACCATATGCTATATCTGGTAATATGTTTGCAGAAGGAACTCCTTGGGGAGCAATTTTGAATTCTACAATAGGTGAGTATATTAAACCCAAAATAGAATTACATCCATATAGATTAAATAATGGAATTGATTTATATGCTATGTTGCATCAAATCAATGATTATATAAAAAATAAAGCTCAAGATTTAAGCGAACAAAATACTTTTAGTTTAAAAGGAAGCTCAATTGAACCAGTACAATCTGTTAATTATAATTCTATAAACAATAATTCATCTATTTATTCTATCAATATACACAATGATGGGAATAATCATGTTACTATAACAGATAGTACAACTACAGTTAATAATAATTATAATAACATACCACAAATTATTAATAGTAATAATGTTTATTTATCTAATGGATATTATAATACCGTAAATTTAAAACCAATAACTTTTAATGATTTAGATTCACAAGCAGATGAAATTTCAGTTAGTGAATATATGCATAATGAATTATTAGATCAAAATAATAATTATTATCAAAATAATTCAATAGTAACTGATAGTCATGGTAATTTAAATGTTTTAAATTTTGATAAGCAAGACATCAATAAAGATGATTATGATTTCTCTTTAAAAGATTCATTACGATTAGATAAAATAATTAATGGAGATAATAGTGGATTAAGATCTACATTAATTAACGCTATTGAAAAAATTAATCCATTAGATACAATAAAAGAAATAAATGAAAATACTAGAAGTATAGGATTATCTAATAATCAAAATATAAATAATAATGACGATAATGAAAATATATCGGAAGATAAATTAAAATTTTATACTCCTAGTCAAAATATGGATATATTAAATAATTCGTATGAAATCGCTGAGCTTATAAACGCTAAAAAAGGTTCAGATTTTGTAAAAGATAGTGCAACATCTTTTAGATTACTTGCTGGTATGTATGGTTATATTGCAAATTTAACGATTGGATTAGGAGATAATACTGCTAAAACTATTGCTACATCTTCAGATATCAATAGCTTTTCTAGAACATTTTGGGACATGAATTTAGGTGGAGCTGGCGGAGATGTAATGGAAATTATACGTCGTGTAATCCCAGATTTTAAAAGAGGTACACGAGTAAATCCATTAATGAACGAAATGCCTGATTGGCTTCCAGAAAGATTTAGATTTGGAGATCCGTTTACATTAATTCCTAAAGGTGAAATGAGATTACCGGGAGCAGGATATGAAAGTTTAAATGAACTACATCCAGATTTATATGGTGATTATGGTGCATTTGATAGATTTAAAATACTTGCAGATATCGCTCCGTTTACTCCTGAATTTAAGCTTTGGAAAAACATTGCTACAAAAACTATTAAAGATCCTTCATTAATAGAAGAAATGGATGAAATATTAAACAGAGTTAATCAACAAGGTAAAAAACATGATTTTTATGACTATAAAGTGGTTGGTAAAAATTTAAACTATGAAAATGTAGTAGTATCTGAAGTATTAGGATACGGTAAATTTAGATCTGGAGATACCATATATAAGTTAGCAGGAGTACGTGTTAAAGAAAACGATCAAGAAACGGCACAAGATGTATTAAATAAATATATACATGTTGGTGATATAATAACAGTAGCTACTGACCAAGACACTATAGCAGGAACTAATAAAGATAAAGATTCTACTATTAATGCTGCTGTAATAGATGCTAATGGACAAAATGTAGCTAATTTAATGTTAGAAAATAATGATGCTGTAAAGAAAAAAGGAGATACTTCTGCTCCAGCAACTTTATTAAACTATTCTCCGTTACAAAAAATATTAGCATATGGATCAGAAATTGTAGCACATGCAGATATTCCTTGGCTTAGTGATCAGTTTTTAAGAGTAAGAAGTCCATTAGAGTCTTATTCAGCTGAACAAGTTTATGGAACACCATATCAATCATGGTCACATCCTATAAATACTTTCCTGCTTCCAGCAATAGAAAGAGCAATTCACGAACCTTCTATAATGCCTAAGTTTGTTTATAATCGATTAAAAAATACAAAAAACATGCCTAAAAAATTATCAGATGCAATGTTTTTATTTGGAGATAGAGGTGCTTTTATAGGAGCTGCTCTAAGCTCATTGTTATACCCTAAAAATGGAAAAATGATAATGAAAGGTGCATCTTTAAGCTCTGATATATTAAATATTTTACGTTTTGCTCATGGTAGCAATGGGTATACTTCTGAAATATTTTCTGGCGTAGGTTTAGGTTATAATATAGCAAAATTTTTAGAAAAAGATATTAAGATTGGGGCTGTTATTGGTGGTTTAAGTGGATTAGTATACAGGGCCATATTAGGAGACACTAATTGGATTCCAGATAGAACAATAAAAAAATGGAACACAGAAGAATATTTTGATAGATTAACTTATCTTAAATATATGGGATTATATCATATAGCGGCAGAAAAAGCTAAAGAAGAAGAAGATATTGATATAGAAAAATTCCAAAAGGATTTAGAAAAACAAGAAGAAACTAGACGTTCTTTATCAGATAAATTAGAAAAGATAAAAGAAGCTTTAAATGATACTAAAAATTCTTCTGAAAAAAATAATCTATTAAAACTAGTAAATTCTAAAATTAATGCATTAGAACCACAAGAAACGATAGTTAAAGGTGGAGAGTGGACTCATACTGCATTAATCTATAAAAAAGCAGCAGAAAATACCGTTACAGCATTAAAACCTGGTGCTAGTTGGTCTCAAATATTAACAGCGTTACCAACTAATGATAGAGAATATTTTATAGAATTTGTAAAAGAACGTAATCCAGAAAAACGAAACGATATTTTAAAGATAGTTTCTCCACAATTAAAAAAAGCATTACTTATATCATGGGGAAAAATTAAAGATATCGATGATGAAGATATAGAAGATGAAAATAAAAACTTTTTTAATGATCATTTCTTACCTTCTGAAGCATGGGTAGGATGGCGTCCAGATATAGATTTAAAAGATATTAAAGTGAAAACAATAGATAATGAAGCAATGAATTTATCTGATTTTGGTTTTTATGAATCTCAATTACGAGATCCAAACGTTATAAATGCCACTCCAATTAATATGTATGATAGTAACGTATCTAATTTAAATAGTAATATAAAAAAAATATTAGAAGGACAAGGACTAAAAGATGTTGACGTTAGCATATCAACATCTGCTAATGGAACAGCTACTCAAATTATAGCTAACATAGCTACCTTTACAGGATTAAATGAAATAAGCAATATGATTAACAATTCATTCTAAATAAAGAGAGAATAGCTAAAACTATTCTCTCTTTATTTAATTAAATATATCTTATTAAAACTAAAATAACAGTAATGTTTTTATAGAATATATAATTATGGAGGAAATATATGGATAACATATTTGAACAAGATTTACATATACAAGAAGTAAAAAAAAGATATGATCAATTCTTAAATACAACAATAGAAAAAAGTATTCTAGAAAAACAAACAAAAGAAAATAGATTATTATATTATTCAAATTATACTAAATGGAAAGAACAATTTTCTAATGTAATTAATGATTATAAAGAAAAAAATATTTCTGCTATACCATCTATAGCTATTAATAGAATCAATAATGCTATTAATTTATTTAATACAAATGGAGTTACTATAGTTTCACAAAAAAATTTTAACATAAATAATAATTCTAAAAATATTATTGAGCATAACAATATAAGTAATTTTTACAAAAAACACGGTTATGATATATTTAATGCTATAGAAACTGGACAATCTAAAAATAACAACATTAAAAATTTAAATTATGATTCCGATTTAAGTTATTCTTTTGAAGAAAATAAAAGTGCTATTCCTTCAAAAAAATTAATTGATTCTTTTAATAATATAAATAAAAAAAATAAGTTAATGGTTTTTGACTTAGAGACTATTAGTGGTACAGATATAAATAATAAGATAAAATTAAGTCAAATTACCGATTTTACTTTTAGTCTTTTTGATGCTAAAACTAAAAAAGTAATGAAAACTTATTCTGCTATAATAGGTGCAACATCTGAGCAATATGATGATTATTTAGACATAATAAATAAATTTAGAAAAACATCTGGAGAAGTTACTAATTATGAAAAAGTTGCTTTTGAGCGCTTAAAACTTATTGGAGCTTCTGAAATAGATTTTAGCAATATAGACAAAGGAATAGCAAAATTTACTAAATTTCCTACAAGCAAAGAAGTTCCTGGTATAGATATTGATTTAGCACAAAAAGGTGCTGATATTCTAAAGTATATTGGAGAAAAACAACAAAAATCTAAATTAGTAAAATATAATGATATTAAAATGTATTCTTGGGAAAAGTCATTATTTGAAGCATTAGATACAGTGATTGATAAAGATATAACTATTGCTGGACATAATATTCAAAATTTTGATATACCTATGATTTCAGAAACATTATATTCTAAAATGCATTCTGATGGTGCAAAAGCTTATGTTGCAAAAAAATATCAAAATGGTTTTAAACCTAAATACATAGCAGATACTTTAGTAGCAGAACGATTATATGGCAATGATATTCCGATATCAGAAAGTCATATAAAGGCTGCTAAAGAAAATGATTTAACTACTCGTACTCAAGAAGCTTTAGTAAGAGCATTTTTTCCTGATTTCTATGAAGAAAATGGAGCACATTTATCTTCTGTAGACGTTGAAGCTAATGCGAAACTTATTCTTGAATCAGGAAGATATGATACTTCCGGGAATGATAAAAATAGTATTTTTCCTAAAGGCACAAACACAAAACGTATACAAATAAAAGATGGATCTAAACAATTGTTTTTAGCTCCTAAAGGAATGCTTCCTGCGGCTCATAATCTTATTGCTTTTACTAAGGATTTTATCAATAACAACTATCATACAAATGATAAATTTTTAATAACTAATAATGATGTTAAAGATGAATTATTTGGACAATCTGCATTACAAAAAGATATAGCGTATACTATCAAAAGTATACATAAAATAAATATAGATGATGTAATAAAAGATGATATACGTAAAGTTAATCCTAGTTTATACGATAATGAATTATATTCAATTTCTTTTTTGCCAGTAATAAATGATACTGAAACTACTGATATTAAATCAAATACACCTATAACATTATTAGGCACTAAAAACAATATTGAGAAATATATCAGTGAATTACGATTAGTAGCAGAAAAAGATACTAATAATGAATGGAGTACTGAAAATATTCCAGATGAAAATTATAAAGATTTAAAACGTATTACAGTACAAAACGGATCTATTATAGAAGATAGTATTCCAAAAACATATGACGGTATTCAAACAATTTTAGATCAAAGTACACATGCTGTATTGAACGAATCAGCTGCTAGAAAAATTCGTGATACACAATACAGTTGGAACAAAAAAATGATCAAATTGCTTGATGAAATAGATAAATATGTAGAAACAAATAGTGATGAAAATACATCTGATTATGAGAAACGTAAATTAAGAAATGATTTTATAAATAAAGAAATAAAAAAAGCACAAGATATTGAATTGAAAAGAAATAATGGAGAAGTAATTTCTTCACAAGAATATGGTGCTTTTCATAAAATATTAGGTTTTCATCCATTAAATGATAAAAATTCTTATAAAGTTTATAGTAACACTATTCATTCGTCTATAAACGCTATAGATTATTTTTACGCTAATAGGGACGTAATTAAAACTGCTATAGATTTTACAGAAAATCAAGACATAGATTTAAAAAACACTCAGGAACTAGATAGCACTTTTTCTTATTTTTATAAAGGATTAATGTCTAAAGCAGAACTAGAAAAAGGACCAGAAGCTATAGGAAAAATTAATACTGCTTTACCTTATTCTGATTATCAATTTGAAATAGATTTAAATGGATATAAGGGACGAACTTTTGATGACAATATTTTAAAAGTAGATTTAAATAATCCTAATGCTGGATATAATTTAATAAACAATCTTTTTAGTAAACAAGGAATCAAAAAGATTTCTAAAATTACAGAAGAAAGCAAAGTAGCAGAGTTAAAAAGATTTCAAGATTTTTTATTTAAAAACAATAAAAAAATAGATTCTGATTTTGATAATACTGAATCAAATATACGAATCAATAAGTTTAATGATTATTTGCGTATAGATCCATCAAAAGATAATTTATCAACTTCTATAGATAAAACAATTTATAATTTAAAAAAAATAAAAGAAATAAACCCATTAAGTGGTATAATTTCTGATTCAGTACATTATGATGTAATTAATCCTACATATAAAAATTTTGGATTAAGTAAAGAAGAAATATATTCTTCTGCGTTATTGTTAGAAAAAGAAAAACCTAATTTTAAAACAAATAAAGATTTTCCATTACAATATCACGTAAACAATATAGTAGATAATATCATTTTTCAAAAAATAGCTGATTCTCCAGAACAAGAAATTGAAGAGATTGCTAATAGAACTAAATTTAGTAAAGAGCAAGCTAGTGTTTTACATAGAATTAGAAATATTAAACGTGAAGAAACAAAAGATTTATTTAATTTCTTATTAGGTGCAGTAGTCGATGCTGGTGGAGAATTTAAATATGATATAAATAATAAAACTCTTCACATTAAAGAAAAAGATAATTGGATAAAAATAGATGATATTTTTAAAGATGTAATTACTGATAGTGGAATGATGTATATGCAAATTGGCAATACTCAAACCGCATCTCCATATGGATATTATTTACTAGGTTATAATGAAACTACTAAACGATTAAGTGCTAATACTAGAATTGCATACGCTAAAGATTCTATAGGTTGGGCTAAAAGTAAAATACTAGAAGCAGCTACAGATCCTAATTCTGAAGAAACAATAGCTAGTGAATTTCAGAGAGCTATAAAGAAATTTAATCAAGTATTAAGACAAGCTTCTTCTAATTCAAAAGAAGATATGCAAGACATGAAAATGTCTTCTTGGTTTGACGTTAAAGGTTTATGGAAAACTTTACCAAATATGTATCAAAAAGGCTTTTTAGATGATTTTAAAGAGCTAGAAACTATTCCTGGAACAAATGAAATAAATAAATTAAGTTTAAAAAATATTTTTCATGAATTTTTAGAAGAATATTCTAATAAAGAAGTAGATGTCGATAATTTAGATAATAAATATATTGTAGCCATAAATGAATACTTGCCTAATATAATACAAAACGGCATAGTTGATGATTATATAGAAACACATAATCTTACTAATTCTACATATTTACATGCCAATACAGCAGACGAGTATGTAAAATCAAATTTAGTTGCAGTAAACAAGAAGAGCGCAAATGCTATATTAAGTTTTAATGAAAATTATAATTATGGTGAAAGAGAAGGTATTTTATCTCGTGGAATAAATAATCAGATCGCTAGAGCTAAAAGTTTTAATGCTGATTATGTTGAACAACAAATATCTTCTGGAGAATTAAATGATGTTCAAATTGGTTCTCCTATTGAAACAGAGCATAGATCTTTACAAAAAACTAATAAACATGGCTTAACCTATAAAATTAATGATACAGTAATGGCTAGAAGGTTAAATGTTACAACAGGAGATCTTCGTTTAATACTTGAACATAGTGATTTAGACGAACAAACAATGGATTTCTTTAGTACAATAACCACCAACGAAGGTTCTTCTGCTATTACTCCACAGTTAGCTTCTTACGCATTTTCTAGTAGAGATTCTATTCAAAAAATAAATATTAATAAATTATTAGAGGAAAATGGAGAATTTTTACAAAGATTAAATGAACGTAATAATATAACTCCTACTTTATCTATTAAAGATGGAAAAATTGTTTTTAATTATTCTAATGGATTATTCGTTCAAGAAGGAGAACAATTAGCATATATAAAAGGATGGCAAGAAGCTCAAGATGATGTTGTTTCAAAAAGAGATGGCATACTAAAATATGGTATTTTTTCTTCAAATTCTATGCTTGTAGACGAGAAAAGTATAGAAACACTTTTAAATAAAGGTATTACAAAAGAACAAAAAGATTTATTAACTAACTATTTATTAGAGTCTCAAAATAGTAAAAAAGATTTAAACACTTCTTCTATTAGAGCATGGAATTTATTCCAACAAATTCTTAAAGATAATAATTTTAATTCATATTTATACGTAGATTCAATAGATATGTCCGCCAATGTTAAAATAGCCCAAATGGAAAAAGAAAAAGGCATGGCAAAAGTAATTGCTCCATCTATTGGTTCGTTAAATACTAACATAAAAAATGTTATAGAAGAATTAGTTGGAAAAGGATCTAGCGTAGATGTTAAAAACGGTAAAATAGTTAAAAGATATGGTGCCGATAATATTTTACATCTTATACCTAATAGAAGCATTATAGATTCTATAATTACTAGCGATTCTATAGCTGATTCTATGTTTGGTAAAGTCTTAAGTGGATATAATAAAGATAAAAAACAACTAACCGATAACGAAATTATTGATTCACTTAAACGAAACGGATTTAATGATAAAACTGATTTTTATAATGCTATTTTAGAAGAACAAAATTACTATTCAAATGAATTAAATAGAGTTTTAAAACAAGCAGGTATTACAAAAAACAATGAATGGATCAATGTTATTGGACATACAAATGCTGAAGTATTAAAACATCAAGATACAGATTTTGCTAGAAATGCTATATCTCAATTATTATCTGAAGATAATTCAATAGAAAATAAACAAAAAATAGTTAAAGAATTAAGTAATTCTGTTATAGGAATACATTTAGATAGTAACAACAATATAGTTGTTCCTGATAGTTCATATCATAACGTAGAAGAATTAAATAAAGCAATTAATAAATTATTAATTACTAATAACGGAAAATTTGTAACAGATAGAGTATTTTACTATAACGATAAAAATATGATATCTGAACAAGAATATAATCAATTATCTGATGACGAGAAAAAGCAATATAAATCTAATATAAATGAAGTAGATTTTGTTCCCGTACGTCAATTACCGAACTATGACAAAGAACGTGTAAAAGCCGTAGACGATGCTTACGGAAAATCTACATATTTAACAGATAGACATTTAGAAATATTATCTAAAAGAAGATATGATGATAATACATTAAATATATTGCATAAACGTTTAATAGATGAATTTGGTCAAAACGAAGGTACAAAAAAATATAATAAGCTATATGGAAATATAAATAATAATGACTATATATTTAAAGAATTAATTTCTAATTTAAAAAATAAACGTTACATGCAAGATGGTGACGATTTATTAGTAAGATTCGACGATAAAGGAAATAAGATAGCATTTTATAAAAATGCTGAACAAAATAAACAAGCAAAAATCATAGCTAAAAAAGCAAAAGATAAATTAATAGAACAAGGAATAGATGAAAAATATATAAATGCTTTTATTGATGTAGCTAGAAAAAGGGGAGCTAGAGGAGTAAGTTCTTCGTATATAGAAGGAAACTATACTGCATTAAGATTTTCTCAAGCAATGAATTTTAACAATAATAATAAAAACTTCACATTAGATTTTATGAAAAAAGATGGCTTTATTGTTAAATCAATTTCTGATATTTCAACCGCTACCGATATAGATGCTAATTTAGAAAATTCAATGTATGGTAAAAATCTAATTATAGATTTACATATGGATGAATTAGGAAATAAACAGCTTTATAAAAATGAAGCTGAACGTTACATAGCTATTCCATTTGCTAATCCTAAGTATATGGATAAAGATTATAAAATAAGAGAATCTTTTCAGCAAAAATTAAATACCGTAAAAAATTTTATGACTACATATCGTGATGATTTATTAAATAATAAAATCAATAATGCTGAACAAGAAAATAGATATTTATCTCTTATGGAACATGTAAAAGAAACTAAATCTGCTATAGCTGAAGAATTAACAAAAAAACAAACAGGAATTATAGCTAATTTATCTAAAATAAATTTATCTGATACTGGTATTTTTAACACTCAGGGAATGCAAATTGTTGGAATCGAAACAATGAATGCATTAAAAGATTTATCTTTTGACGGCATCAATTTAGTAGAACAAGCATTAAAGGTAAACAGTTCTAATGGTAAAAAAGGTATAGATTTTGCATATGCTTTAGCTGGTAGAGCTTATGCGGATAGATTTTTTAACGAAAAATATTTAAAAGATATTACTAGTTCTTTAGGAGTAACAGAAGAAGTACATAATGATTTTAAAAATAAATTATTTAATAACTTAAAAACTACTGGAACATTGTCTCTTAATAAACGTGAACCGCAAGAATACGCTGGTTCTACTAATATAAACGCATTATTTTTTAGTGATCATGTTCAAGGAGATACGTTACTTGTTTCAAACACTCTTCAAGAAATTATGAAAAACGATAATGACTCAGACAATATCGATTTTTCTATTTTAAAAGGAGAAGCGGATATCTCTTATGCTGATAAAGATGGCTCTATACGTACAATAACAAAAAATATAGATTATGCTACATATAAAACATTATCTAATATGGATAATTTTAGTGTTAGATTGCATCGAAACACTGCTGAATTATTTGGAGAAGCTAAAAGATCTATGTATGTAGATGCAGCAACATTACATCCTCAATATTATAAATCAGACGCCATGAAGACCACGAAAGAATTACGTGAACAAGGTAAGGGACAAAATCATTTTGATATGCCTTATATGAAAAACTTTACTATTGGTGGTACGGATAGCGGAGATTGGGCTGAAACTTCATCAAGACAATATACAGATCCAAAAGAATATCAAAGATTATCTACTCAATATGCAAATATAGAACAAAATTTTCTTTCTTCATTAAATGACGAACAACAACAAGAATACAATTCTTCTGACCATGTAAAACAAAGAAATATGATTAGAAATTGGGCTGTAAATAATTTTAAAGATAAAGATAATGAATATTTTGGACAAGTAAAAGATGCATTAGAGTTTAGATTAAATGAATACGATAAAAAGCGAGCAACTATTATAGCTAATGCTAACAAACAAGCAGCTGGTAGTTCTAACTATGTAATTCATAAATATCTTCGTAGAATTGGAGAATCTAATGTATTTACTGGAACAGAATTATCAGATGTAATGCATATTAGTACAGCATTATCAGAATCCTTTTTAAGTCCAAAAAATGAACGTGGAAGTATAAATTATAGATTTATAGATGAATTAAGAGATGCAACAGAAAATATATATTCAGCTGCAAAAAGTCATAATCAATCTAAAATAGAACAAGCTCAAAATCATATGGTTGATACTTTAAATTCTTTATTGTCTTCTAGACGAGAAAAAGAATTATCAAAATTAATTCCGATAGACGGAATGGATTCTGAAGAACGTATTCAACATGCTTTTAAAACATATGCTTCATTAGCTTCTAGAGTTGATTTGTCTCAAGCTAGTGATCAAACAGAATCTATAGGTACAACACGAAATGGTGCTTCACAATTATCTGTTTATAAAAATAGTAAAGTTCCTACTCAAGAAGTACTTCAAGATATTAATTATGCTAGTGAAATGGTCACTAATAGAAGTGTAGCTAAAACATTAAATGGTCCTATAGAAAGTAATATATCCAAACTAGATAATGCTACACCAGATTTAATAGATACTATTAATAATAATGTAGAAATGCCAACCATTGAAGATAACATTATAAGAGATAGCTCTAAACAAATTGAAAACTTTTCACGTAAATTAAGTCAAAATTTTCATTTTAAAGCTAGTAATTTTATAGCTGGTATCGGCGCTGGTATATTATTAACAGGATATGGTTCTACTCCTTCAACTCCAGCAGAAACTCAAGCAAACGGAGCTCAAGAAGAATATGATGAACAATATCAACAGCAACCAATTACTTTTTCTGACATGTCTGCTCAACAACAATCGAATGGAGCTCCAAGTTACATAATTAATATTTCTGGTAGTTCTTCAAGCGGGCAACAAGAACAAATTGTAAACGCTATAAATACTGCTATAAATAGTCAAATTCCTAATAATACTTCTATTAATTTACAAATAAATACATCATTTGCTGATAAAATATCTCAATCACAAATCAATAAAATGGTAGCAAATAGTTTATTTGATTAATAATAATTACTATTTAATATTGTTTACAAATATGTTAAAATATATTAATAAAATAAAAAAGGAAGGTTTTAAATGGCGTCTGAAAATTACAATTCTGATTTTAGTGGTTATATAGTAGATCCAAAAAAATTTTTAACTCCAGAAATGGGCGATTACTATATAGGTGCAATTGACGATACATATTTAAAAAAAATAAACTCTATTATAGAAAATAAAGATTCTAGTAAAACTAATAAAAAAGATGCTCAAAAAGCTGCTTACTATACGGAAAAGCCACCATTTTTAAATGATGGCTTAGGTAGTTTTAATAATGTTAACTTTATTAAAACTAATATAAATATAACTGATGAAGATATTGAGCTAGGCTTAATAAGTCCCACAACATTACTAATAAATTCTACAAAAATTATATCTGATAATAATGAAAAAGTTATTGCTAGTCTAAAAGAAAATTTAGAAATATCCGATAACGATGTAAAAGATTATACCTTTTTTGTTAAATTAATAGGAATAAAAAATATGAATAAATCTAAATGGTATGTAGATACTTCTATTAATTTAGAAACAATTCCTATAGAAAATAATAGATATTCAGATATATTAAATAATAATAATTATATATCTAGTTTTGAACATAATAATGATGATATAGTACAATACATAAAAATAGGAAATAAATGGCATGAAATTAAAAATACATCAAATGGAGTACATGTATGTATAGATTCTGGAGATAATAATTATAACGCTGTTATAGAAAATATAAACATATTAAAAGATTTAATAAATAAAGCAAACAATGAAGTGTATTTTGTCATAGATAATTATCCTTCTAGTAAAATATCTATAGAAACAGATTCTTCATATATGTTAGGAAACTCTACATTAGAAAATGAATTTAAAAACAAAGAAAATATAAATAATATAAAATCTGGATATTTTAGATGTTTTATCGAACCTAAAAGATTTTTAAATGCTAGTGCGTATATAAAAATAGATAATAAATGGATTAATTTAGCAAAAGCAATGTTATCAAATCCTAAAAATAATGCTTTATATGACACTACGTATAACGGAGTAAATAAAGATATTTTTAAACCAGACTTTTATGATCCTAATTATTCTAAATATGCAGATGATTTTTATGAAGATGCTAAATTATTAGATGACAGGAGAGATATCCAGAAACAAATATTTGGTATGGATTTTGATTCCTTGAATGATTGGACTGTTACTATAGGGGACGTTACTTTATTTGTTCCGCCAAGCAATATAACAGTAATTTCTACCATAGACAATACTTCTGTTCCATTACTACGAGCTAAAGGTAGTATGTCTAAAACAGGATTACATAGCAATAAAGTATTAAATTTTTCTATTTACTTTAATGAAGATAGAGGTATTAATGGTTACGAACACAAAACTAAATTACCCAATGGTAATGAAATTACATACAAAATGAATGGATTAAGAGCTTTAATTTCACAATTTAAATTTTGTCCGTTTTTACCAATAAATAATAAATATATTAATCAAACTTTAGACATAGACGCTGTAGTTGTTACTGGCTTATCTATATCTAATTTAGAAGGATATCCTAAAACAATCAAAGTTAATTTTACGTGTAAAGAATTTGATTATTTAACGTATATACCAGATATAATAAATCAATTTGATGATCCAGATAAATATATAAATTATTTTGCACTAAGTTTTAATTGGCCAACAATGAGATATTATTATCAACGTCCCATTTTGGCCGGAGATGATTTAGCATCTAAAAAGTATGAATTTAATTCTGATAATTTTAATGCAGAAATAATGAAAAATAGAACCCTATTGTCACCAATGTCATTTATGGATCCTACAATTAAATTTTTTCTTGCTGACAAAACTTATTTAGATGAATTATATGATATGTATTTAGATGCTAATCGTATAGCTCAAACAGGAGTTAAATTTGATCAAGACGATAAGGATAATTTAACACAATTATCTTTTGTTTTTGAAGCTATTAAAAGTGTGTCTGAAAGTGAAGATTTCATAGAAACACTAAATGAATTAAACACAATAGAATTTAAAAAAATTACTAGTACTACAACTGGAGATAGATATAGTGAACAAAATCTTAATATAGTTCCTGAGATACGTCCAGCAAAAGAAAAAATAAATAATATATTAGATATGTTGAATAAAAAAGTTACATCCATAAATGAGACTATAGGACATAACTTAATAAACAAAACATATTATAGCTATGATAAAGTATCAATAAGCGATACTGAATTTAAGATATATTGTAGTTTAAATATTGTATTAAATACTCCAGTAAACGATAAAGATGCATTTGATAATTTAGGATTTGCATGTTCTAATTTTTTAAATACGCAACAAAATAGAACATTACAAAAAAATACTATTGTAGTTCCGATTACAGCTATTTTAATAAAAGATGATAAAGATAATAGTTTTTATAGTTCATCATATTGTATAAAAAAAGGAACTTTTTCTCTTGATTGGGAAGATGCAGATATGACAGTTCTTTTATTTTCTACTAAAGCAAAAGAACAAGAAACAATGGTAAAAAGTTATAATTTAAGTTTTAAAAATACAGAAAATATTCCATTTAATGAATATGATGTTGGCACTGTAAGAATAAAAAGTTATAGTGCTATTTTAGCTAATCACGTATCTCAAATTTATTTAAAAGATATCGATGGTACTGCTCCTCAATATTTGGGCGGAGAAGATATGATTTTTTCTATCGTTGTAGAAACTACTGATGAAAAAACAGTACAAACGTTAAGTAATTTGCCAAAAATAGTTTCTAGTTTTACTAGAAAATATAAATCTATAATGCCATGTTATCCTTTAAGAATAGATTCAGAAATAACAAGATTTTTAGGTACTTTTGAAATGATCGTTGAAGATGTACAAGCAATAGCAACAGCTAACAATAATCCTGTACGAACTTTAGTACTTAATCTTAGAGCTGTTGATAGAACTTACAGATCCAGAGAAGCATTAAGACGTATAGAACAAGATAATTCAGGAAAAATATATAGTTCAGAACGTCATGAAAAGCAAGTACAATCATATTTTGATATTAAAAAAGTAATCTCTAAAGCAGAATTATATCCAGATCTTGAATTACCAACTATAAAAGAAATGGAAGATATCGGTTATCAATTTATCAGATATAAATTTCAAGATTATAGGGAATATGTCGATCCAGATTTTTATTATATATATCCAAATAAATTAGCTTCTAGCATAATAAGAGAAGCATGTCTTAACTGTGGAGATGCTTGTTCTAAATCTACATGTACTCTTACAGATTCTTCAAATGGTGTAGTTTCCATCTCTCCAGATAAAAAAATGGGATATAAAGTAGTAAACGAAAACAATGAAATTATAAAACAAAAAGAAACAAGTAATCAAATAAATAAAGCAATTGATAAGTCTATTGCTGATAAAAAACAAAAAGAAAAAGAAGATAATCTAGCACAAAAAGCTAAACTTAAACCTAATCTTGAAAATGAAGAAACATATGAAGCGTGGACAATTTGTAACGATATTAAAACTATTTTCTTTGAGAGTAATAAAAAAATACAATACGATGCCTTTATTCAGACAACTAAATCACGTAATCAAAATCCTGATGACGTGATTAATAATACAGATAATAATACAGATAATAACGAAAATACAAAAGAAAATGCTGATAAAGATACAGATAATACCTCCGTAAATAATACTGATGCTAAAGAGTCAGATATTACTACTCCTGTATCTAAAAAATATGTAGAAGGAAAAGAATTATATATTAAATTAGAAGAAGCTAGAAAAGCTTCTAATGAAATCGAATATTATTTAAATAATACATATATAAATGAAGAAGTATACGACAAATTATACACTCCTAATATAGTTACTGTAGAAGGTAGCTTATATGAAAATGAATTTTATGAAGCGATTAAAACTTTAATATATAATACTATAGATAAATTTTTTAGTGATTCAGAACCTATTTCTAATATGTTAAGCCCATTAAATATAGAAATAAATGATAACTTTAAATCGGTTGTAAAAGATATTATTTATTCATTTGCTTGTGCTAAAACTGGTACACAATGTTATTCTGGGAAAATAGCTTCTAATGATTGGAGACCTAATCATTTTAATGTTGTTGGATACAAGATAAATAGAGATTCTCAAGATATAACTGGAAAAGATGCTGTAAAAACTGTAGATGAAGGAGTAAAAGAATCTATAGAATTTAGTATGTTTGGTATTAAGCAATATGATAAAAATGAATTTGCAAAAATAACCGAACAATCCGTAATAAATCCTTGGGATAATATTGGCTCTACAAATACAACACACTATTTATTAGATCCTTACTATACTTATAATACAGTAGAAACTATAGAAACATATAAAAAAGGATGTATAACTAATCCATGTTATGCAACTGTAGCATTTTTAAGATTATGTCTATATTGGTTAAAACGTTTAATAGATATACAAGCTTTACCATCATATAATTATTCTATTATGCGTAATAGTTTAAATGTAGAAGAAAATGCTCAAAAAGATTTAAAAAAAGTAATTGCTCAATCACAAATGTCAACAAATTATGATTTATATCAAATGTCTATAAGCCAAACACATATAAACTTCATAAAGAAAAATTTATATGCATTTGATGCCGGCATGTTTTGGATTGCTGCTCTTTTAGCAGCTACAAATGGTTCTCCTACTATATTGAACAAAATACAATATAGAGATTATAGTTCATTAAATGATTATTTAAAAAGTAGCTGTGTTACTGAAACTAATTTTGACACAAGCGATATAACTAGACTAGTTCTTAGAAAATCTGCTTTTGCATTAGTTGGTTTAGGAAGAATTACTGACTTTGATGCAATAGGCATAAAACAATCTAGTCCAGCTATAAATTATAAAAGAAATTTGCTTAATAAAATATACTTAGAATGCGCAGATGATCCTTCTATTTATATCCCCCATGCTTGTCATGATATGATAGTCCATGACGCTAGAGGAAGAATGTTACGAGCCTTTCCTACTTTTTATATGCTTTTGGTAGACGAAGGAAGGACTATAGGACAATGGAAATTACATGATAATTTTTATAACAATATGTGCATAATGGATATGCAAATTGTTAAATCTAGAAAGATTCCTGCTGATACAGCAACAATAACAATGAGTAATTTCTTTAAAACTTTTGTAGAGGATAATAACGATAATATTAATGTACAAGAAGCTAGTTTTGATAACGTATTTGATGCTATTTTTAGTCCATTAAGAACAACAGAAAGTGTTTATAAAAAACTAGAAGATAAACGTAAAAAATCTTCTGTTAACAGCGCAACAAGACTTCAGCCAGGTGTTAGAATTCATATAAGAATTGGATATGGTTCTAATGCTGATATGTTACCAGTTGTTTTTAATGGAGTAATTGCAGAAGTAGATGTTCAAGACGCTGTCAATATAGTCGCTCAAGGAGACGGAATAGAATTAATGAATCCTATTCTCGATGATAGAGAAGCTCATACTGTTAGAACAAATGATGATTTTTCACCAGGCACCGTTACAAACGGAGATACTCCTAAAAATATAATGAATTCAATCTTAACTAATCATGGAGGTTGGATTCCAGATACATTTAAAGATGGTATTGGAGAAGATGGCTGGCTTGCTGGATTAATTGACGCTAATCCATATGGGATTGTACATTTTGGTGATAAAGATTATAAAGATATAATTCCTAGTGGAGAACCTACTCAAAATATTTATGAAGCTGTTAGTAAACCTGCTTGGGGAGCAGATGATAGTATAACTATGACATATGCTGATGATGATGCGCCAACAATAACATTTGAATTGTTAGGAAAAACAGTTTGGGATGTTGCAAATATTTGTCGTTCAGTTAGTCCAGATTTTATATGTGGTATAGCTCCATTTGATTTTAGATCTACATTATTTATTGGACATCCTAGGTACTATTATGCTTATTCATATTATAAAGATGGACAAGCTATTTTGGAAAAAAGAAAGCCTTATCAACAATATCATATTTATACTAGTTCTACAGATATAATTGATAATAAAATCAAAGCTTCTTCTAGAGACATAAAAACAGCTGCATTAGGATTATACCAAGTCGCTGAAAGTTTCAATATAAAAAGTCAACAACGTGTAGGTCCAATATTTGCAGATGCAGATATTTTTCCAGAATTTCAAAAAACTATGATTGTAGATACTCAACTGTACGGAAAAGGTATGCCGTTTTTCGGAACAATAACTAATACATTAACTAATAGTCTATTAGATAATTTTTCTTCATCTCCACATGAAAAAATTGCTTGGAGAATGACAGCAAGTGCTTTAAAGGAAAACATGAAAGATATGTATTCCGGAGACTTAATTATTTTAGGCGATCCAACAGTAAAACCACATGATCGAATTTACTTATCAGATAATTATGTTAATATGCAAGGACAATGCTTAGTAAAAGAAGTTGTACATCATTTTTCTGTAACAGAAGGATTTATTACTACTATCAGTCCAGATCTTATAGGAGTAGTTGATGATCCTTTTGAAGTTACAAATCAACAAATGTTTTCTACAGTTGGTGCGATAACATCTACTGCTTTATCGTTAGCATCATATAGCTTTTTTAATAAAAAAATAGGTAAGGCTCTTTCAACTAAAGATTTATCCAAAATAATTCCAAAACCAGTAGCAGATATTATAGAAAAATCTAAGGGTAAAATAGAAAATATTAAGGATACTACAGCTAACGGGAAAAAAGCTAAAAAAATTCTTTCTTTAGCCAATAAAACAAAAAACTTTATTAAACTAGGAGGAACTGCTTCTGGTATTTTTGCTGCAATAGGCAGTTCAGCATTATTGTTACCAACTTTAGCTATAGGCGCACAAGCTATATGCTTTTATATGGTTGGAAATTATATATCAAATACTCTTTATCGTACTTTACGAAATTTACAGGCTATGCAAATTTTTCCTCTAAAGAAAAATTTAATTCCTTTTACAGCTGGAGTTTCTGGAAGTCAAGGATTTGTATACGGATCTCCAACATATAATCAACAAGGTGCTTTAACTAGTTTTATGAGTAATTTATTAGGCGACAATCAAGATGATTGTTGGCTTATTAGTTGCTTAAAAGATTATTTTATAGACGATAATATAAAAGATGTTGCTAATAAAAATATGCATAATCTAAATATAATTAATTCAGATAATAAACCTGTTAGAGATACTAAACAATTTGAAAATAGTATGAAAAATATAGCATTTTCTCAATCTACTATTCCTAAAGATTATAGAGAATTACAAATTATAAAATTAGCAACATCTAATAAAGATATGGTAGTAGCATATAAAAAATACGCTTTATTGTCGGATGATTTTTATAATGATACTAAATTAAGTAACAATATTTTATTGAGTGATTCAGAACAATTGCAGCCATACATATCAGAAAAATTTTTGATCATACTTCATGAAACACCTGCTTTAAATCAAAATTTAAATGTAACTGTAAATGCTATTAATATTAATGGAATTACAAAATATATAAAAGCAATAAAATATAAAACTAAAGATAATAAAACTATATATGATATACCATTCTTAAATCCAAATGCTTTATCAGTGCTAATTGAAATACTTCGTAGAGAAAAGAATCAAATGCCGCCAGTTAATTCTTCTGACCAATATGAAAACTATAATTACACTAAAAATAGTTTTATATTGTTAAAATCAGCTTTACGAGCAAATGATTCTGATACTTTAGCTTCTACTGGTTTCTCTTTTATATTAGAACCATATGGTAACATAGTAGAATTTTTTGAAGATGTAATTACTAATTTTAAAACTGATATAGAAAATGAAGCTAAAAACAATTCTACTCTAAATAATACTATTTTTGATTTTAAAAAATTAGATAAAGGTAACGAATACGCTTTTACAGTATACATGCCTAGTGCATCTAGTCAAAATACAGAGGAGAATACATAATATGACTCTAAAACAAAATTTATTAGATAGATTAATACAACCTACAGTAAGAACAACAGATTCCTTAACAACTATAGGATTAGTAAAAACAGCAGATACTCGTAATAAAATTTGTACAGTAATATATAAAAATAAAAATGGTATCATACAAAAAAAAGAAAATGTAACTGTACGTTTTTTAGATAGCGGATTAGATTATTTTCCAATTGTTGGAGATTATGTAGTTTTACAATTAGAAGGAGATATTTGCACAATAATCTCTAAATATACTGCAAATGATTCTAGTAAAGAAAGCGCTAAGCAACAAATATCGCAAGATATTTATTCAGATTCCACCGGAGCTAATCCCGGTGGAACTATCTACTAATCGTAAAGAAAGGATATAATATGGCAGAACAAACAGAAAACAATATTAAAGTTAATTTAGAAGCAGATCCTCCTAAAGAATTTTCTACAAAATTATCAGATTTAGAAAATAAGGCAAAAAATCTAAATCGAATGACAGAAAAAGGTTTAATTAATGAATCAATTGGATCATCTGCTATTGTAAGAGATAATGGACAAATAAATCTTACAGCTAGTACTAGTTCTCAATATAAATTGAATCCTAATGGACAGTCAATAGAACAAACATTAGAAAGTAATACTATATCTGTAAGGAAAAATTTTTCAGTAAATGAATTAATAATTAACAATCATAAATTAAATCCAGATCTCTATGAGTTAACAGACTTTAAAACAAGAGATATTCTACCTGGACAAGATGTCATTATTGGAAATTTATGTGTTTATGGTAGTGTATTGGTTAAAGCATGGGAACCAAATCTTAAAAGGTATGTTCTTATTAGACGACCAATTAGAGTACCTATGTTTTCTAATAAATTAAATACTCCTTCTATTAATAGTGGATTAAATATAAATGATCCTTTAAAAAATACTGAAAATATTTTAGGAAAAACTAATCAAGGTTATCAAGTTAATGGAGCAATTACAGATGCTAAAAGTCTAATCGGGAAAGAAGGAGTAGACAGATCTGATCCTGCATCTAATACTGATAACACAAATAAAGATGCAGATAATAATAAAAATACTACTGACAATAGCACTAGTAAAAAGAAAGAAGAAAAATAGCTTATGGCAGATAACGATCAATATATAAAAACTTTAGAAAATGCATATAAAACACAATATGAACAAATACAAAAAATATATATAGATGGAATTAAGGAAATAGCTAAAAAATATAATAAAAGTGATTTGTCATTTAAAGATTTAATGATATTTTATGTATCTCAAAATGATAAAAATAACGATCAATTTTATAAAAATATATATGTGGGTACAGATTTAAATAAGTTAAATACAGTTAGACAGCTATTTAAAGAATTAGAGGATTTAGAAAAGCAATTAAAAGAAAATAATATATCTATTTCAACCGATATACAACAGAATATAAGCAAAAAAGAAATAGAATCTATGATAAATGATATTGCCCAAAATATATTAGATAAACAATTAGATGAATATATGAATACTGAAGTTACTAAAATTTTATCTAAATATAATTATAATTTAAATACACAAGATTGTATCAATGAAATAAAAAAATACATATGGTCTTTTAATACCGCCAAAGAAAAAAATGAAACTGAATTAATAAATATTCAAAAAGAAATAAATAAATCTATAACAAATGCAATAGATAAAGCAACTAATGCAGCTATGTATAAATTAGAGCAAGATGTAAAAAATAAACTTCCAATTTTTAATGGGTATATAGATACTTCACAAAAATATTTAAATTCATTAAAAAAAATAGATATAAAAAAAGATATATTAACTAATGTTCAATCCAATTTAAAAGATGGATTGAATTCAATAGATAGTTCTATTAATAAAGTTTTAGGCAATTTGGGTCTTAAGGTTGATATATCTGGAACTTTTTCTGATGATATCGGTATATTGTCTAAAGAAATTACATCATCTTTTGACAAATATCTTGATCCAATAATTAAAGAACAAAATAAAGTAATAGATATAGCAGAAATTCATATAAAAGAAGCGGAAGAATTAGTTAAAGAATATGAAGCACAAGTACAAGGCTTAATTAATAGATGGGAGCAAACAGCTCAGGATTACATAAAACAACAAGAACAAAAATTAGTTAATACAATAATTAATAGTATTAATATAAAATTTTAGGAGTAAATGGCATGATCGATTTCGCTATTAACAATAAAGGAGATTTAACTTTTGATAGATATTCTCCTATTAACATATTTAAACTATCTTTTAGAACAACTAAGTATCCTATTTTTCAAATACAATTTTTACAAGAAGATCAACATATTGAAAGAGATATTAAAGATAATTGTTTTGTTGTAAAATTCATAACAACAAATCTAAACGATAAGAAACATAAACAAAATAAAGCTATACATAATTTAGATGAACTAAGACAACGTGTAATGATTGCCTTAAGAACAGAAGAAAATGAATTAACTGATAGTAATTTATTAGGAAGTAAATTATATACATATAAACATAAAGATATTTTATCTTTAGATGTACAACAAGGTATTATTAATACTATAACTAACTATTTAAATAATATGTTAGATGGTATTTATAATATTGAAGTAGAAGTAATACCAAAAAAAATAGATAATCCATTTTTTTGTCAAAATTTATCTATTTATATATTTTTAAATGATGAATTATTGTACGATTTTTTATTCTAAGATTGGAGGTAATTAAAATAAAATCCGCTAAAGATATACAATCTGATTTAAGTAATAATTTTAATCAATTAACTAATGAAACCATTGCTCCTGGATCAGTTATAGATTTATATAATACTGCAACTAGTAAGGTTTATGAAGATTTATATTTAGAAATAGAAAATAATAAAACTCCTCACATATGGTCAAATTTAGAAGGCGAAAAATTAGACGATACTGGTATTTGGGTTAATTTACCACGTAAAGACGGAGAAAATGACAATAACTATAAATATAGATTACAAAATTGGATGTTAAGTGCAGAATCAAGTAATACTACAGCTATTCAAAATGCATTAACTAATTTGCAATATGCTTCAAACGTTGATTACCAGCCATATACTAAAGGAACTGGAACTGGCGCATGTTATATTATACCTAAAAATTATGATATTAATACAATAAATAACGCCTTAAATGAAGTACACGATATAATAAAACAAGTTGCATCACCATCACTGTATATAGAATATATAATACCAACTGTAAGAGCTGTTAAACTTCAAATATATATGGTTACTAATAATGGAGATATAGAGGTTATTAAAACTAACTTATCTAACGCAATAGCCAATTATATAAATTCTATACCGCCAAATGAATATTTAGAAATTGGAGAAATAAATAAAATAGGAATAAACACTAATAATGTTAGCTATTTTAATGTAATTTCAGTACTAATAGATAATTTAAATGTTGGAGACATTAGAGTCTTACAAACTATAGATTCTAAAATGTTATTTGATAAAATTATTTGGATAGAAGGAGATATGTAATTATATGATAACTTCTGAACAAGCTTTCTTGTATGCAATTCAATCATTTCCAAAATGGATGGATATAAGAAAATATCCTAGAACTGCTAATGGAGCAAAATATTTACAATCTATAATTAAAGAACAAGACAATGTAGTTACTGAATTAAAAAAATATATAAAAGATTGTTTTTTGGCTAGTTATATAGGTAGAGAAAATACAATTATTGATTATGCTTATATTGCACAAGTAGGCAATATTGATATAAATTTAATAAAAATAGATAAAATTAAAATAACTAATGATCCTAAATTGTTTTTAAATAATAGAGAAACATATTGTTTATTTCAAGATGGATATATAATTATAGATCAAGCTTTAATTGCTCCTGAAGATAATATTTTATATTATACATATAATGAACAGGAATATTCTTCTACATTAATTAAGACACATATATGGAATATATTTGACGAATTTGCAATGATGTCTTCATTAGAAAGATATGATAATGAAACTAATGAGGAACTAATGAAACGTTGTTTTTTATCTTTTTCTAATAAGCCTAATAGTAGTATAGATGGAATAAAGAACACTATAACAAATGCATTAATTAATTATGTTCCATTATCAAATTCTGATATAAAAATAGAAACACCCAACTTAGACAATATGTCCAAGTTGATTAATAATACAAGTTTATATGAAAAATTAACTGAATTTAATAGAGATTTTTTTAGAGTAAAAATATGGGATATTAGTGTTTGGGAACATAAATTTAAAGAATTAGATTATATTCCAAATGTATGGGACACAACATTAGATTTTTATCAAATTGGCACTGGACAAGGATTAGACTTAAGTACTAAGTTGTTAAACAGTACAGACAATGATACTACCAATATTGAAGTAAATGGTTATACTATATCTGAAGCTATTATAAATGAATATATTCATAAACATAATATTTCAAAAGAAATAGCATTAAAATTAAAAAAATATAAAAATGAATTAAAATCTAAAAAAATAGATTATAGAATAAAAGCTTTTAATGCATTTGAAATAGAACCTACATCTATTTATTTAAAAAGCTCTATTAAAAAAAGTGGAGAAAATATTTGTTATTTAGAAGATATTATTAGTCCTAACGATGAATTAACTACTATTAATCCAGGTAAATTAGAGAATGGTACTTATAATTTAAAATTTTTACCAAGAGACAATTTTTCTTCGATGAATATTTATAATGTAGATATTATAAATAAAGATAACAAAAAAAGTTTGTTAACAGAAGATAAGGTATTTAAATTTAAAAATGGAATATTGCAAAATATTGATATATTAGCTCATATAAATTCTTTAGATAAACTTAAAACATATGATAACATAATACAAAAGAATGGATTAACAATAGGCCCTTATGGCACTAAAGGTACTATGGCTATAGATATTACTGGTATGGACGGTAAACCATTAAATATAAAAACGAATTGCAAAGAAGTTAATTTTACTAATGATACACAATTTGTCAATTATACCGGATTTGAATTAGATAATAATATATTAACCTCTAAAGAAGACGCTTCGTCTAGTAATATAATAATAGATTTATATTGTTCTTCACTTTCTTTTTCATTTTTAAAAGCAGAAGATCCAATTATGCAAGGTAGTTGTAGTGTATCTATATCAGTAGATGATAAGATAGATACTATGTCTGGCTTATGGACTACACCAAAAACTTATCACAAAGAATTTGATAAGTTTTGTCATGTTCACGTAGAAATTCAAAAAATAGGTATGTATCCTATCTCTATTAAAGACATTATGGCATCAAGATATAAAATAACTAAATATCTTGATTATGGAGAACTATTAATTACTCCATTTAACACTATGCTTCCATCATATAATGGAAAAGAAAATACTTTATATATAGATATAGAATCATATTCTAGTTATGCTCCAACAATTGAATATATACATATTGGTCCATCTTTAAAATATTCATATTATGAAATAAATAATATATCTATAACTGAAAATGATATATTAAAATTATCTACTGATTGTAGAGTAGAATTATATAAAGATAATAATCTTATATCAAATGATTATTCTACTTTTAATATATATAAAAATAATACAAATAAAAATATTTTAGTTGAAATATTTACTGATAATTTTATAGACATTGTTAATTCTTCTAAAAAAATTTTAAAAACTAATTATAATGGAAGAACTATTAATTATATTGAATTTTTACCATCAGAAGAAATTAGTTATATAACCATAAACGGAACTTTCTTAATAGATAAAGATAGAAAAAGTATTTATGAACTTTTATCTTTATCAAAAGATGATAAAGTATATATAAGTTCTGGTAGTAGTGGTTTTATTGTTAAATCTATTGATAAAAAAGAAAAAATATGTGTAATAAATAAAAGTTTATTATCTTATCAATCTAACGTTTATTCATACGAATTATCTAATAATAATATGATTGGATGTTTTGTTTTGGATAAAAATAATAATATCATATCTAAAACTAATCAATTAGATAAAAATTTTGAAGAAACATATATTGTTTTAAATGATAATACGGAATATATTGCATATAATACTGAAACTATTTTTTCTTCTGAGATATCCAATATTGATATGGTAAATACATTTTATCCATTACTAGATTTTAATAAAATGATGTTTTATAAAATAGATAGTATGCTATATGACAATATAGATATAAACTTTATAAAACAATATCAAGATAATATTGAATATGATAAATGGAGTTTAGGAAATAAACAATTAAAAATAAATTGTGATTTTGATTTTACTAATATGGATATTTTTAATCTAGATGTAGATGAAATAAATGAAATTTTTACTATATCTAGCGTCATAGAGTTAGATGAAACATATGTTATTAATGGACAAGAAGAAGATATTGGCAAATTTATTATTGAACCTCCAGACGATATGATTGTAAATTATGAAGAAAATACTGTTCAAGAAGAATTGATTATAGAAGATGATGGTTTTAATAAACTATATTATTCTAATGTAAACAACATTATATCTATAAAAATTAATAATATTACACTATCATCTAGTAATTATATGTTAAATAAAGACAGCGGTATTATAGTTTGGTTAAATAAAACATATGTTGGACAAAAAGCTATTATTATCTATGATTACAATAGACCAGTATCATTATCTTATAAATCGTTAGATTCATTATATGCTTCTGTTGGATATGCAGTTGATGCATATAAGATTATAAATTCACAGCCTATAATAATTAATGATTCAAAGAATAATGATATAAATATAGTAGATTTTGGAAACAACATAATCCCTGATAAAATTATAGCTCATTGCGATAATCCTAATTTTGGAGTAATCATAGAAGAAAATAAAATCACTACAAAAATAATCAATCAAAACAATAATATCATTGTAAAAACAGGATATTTTTACGATAATGTTGGAAATGAGTTTTATCTTTTTGAAAACATGTATAGTGATCCTATAGATAAGATGAGTTATATTGAGTTACATTATGTAAAAAGAACAATAGATTTTCTACAATTTATGCAAAAATCAATTAATCACGTTTTAGATTCTATAATGACAAATTATAATCGAACTATTGAATTGTGCCATATAGATTCCGAATATAAAGATGTTAAAGGAATTAGTAAATTAAATTCTATAAGTTCTTGTGATACTTTTGAAAGTTGGATCAACTTTGAAATGGATATATCACTTGATAAACAATTTAACGATATTTGTTTAAAATTTAATCCATTAAAATCAAATTCGTATGCATTATTAGAATTAAATCCTAATAACAATATATTATCTTTACTAGCATCAAAAACATTAAATCTATCTATATGTAAAGAAATTAAATTAAGACAAAATTCTATGTCTAAGAGTATATTAGTAGAACCTTATGCTAAATTATCCAACGTTAACGATACAAATGTATATTATTATAACTTTAAAAATGAAGATTTATCGTTTAGATATTTTTTGTTAGTTATGGGTAATGGATATTTAGATGACATATTATTATTATCTCAAGATAAAGACATAGTAGTATCACATAATAAAAATTTAAATATACTATTTAACGATGGTATACAAGAAAAAGCATATGAATTATATGAGCATATTTTCAATTTCGATATAAATGGAAATACTTTAAATGGGCTAGAATTAAATTCCGATAACGAAATTCAAACTGGTTCTAACGTTGATTGGGGAGTAACTCAAATTTATAACATTAAACAAGATTTAGATAAATGTATTTTAGAAAAAGTTATCTTAAGTCATGGAGCTTTTTATTCAACCGACAACGATTCTGAATATGGAAGCATTATAACTCCTGCAATTATGTTAAATAATAAAAAATCTATTAAAGATTTATACGTAGTAATAAATAATGTAGTAATAAATGAAATGAGTGGCTTTAATATAGAGCTTCTTACTTCTAATTCTATAGATAATAACTTTAATAAATTATTCTCTGTAGATAAAACAAATATATTAGAAATGACTGTAGCTAATATATTTGATTATATAAAAATAAGAATAGAACTTCCGCCTCACAAAATAATAAACGATTTATCTATTTATGCTGCGTATTTTGAAGGAGAAACTACTAGTCCTAAAATTAATCGCAATAATGAAGGTTTTTTAATAACTAAAGTATACGATACTACATATGAAGATAAATTTATATTGTCTAAAATAGATTGTAATATTACGAATAAAGAATATTTTAAATTCTATGTACGAGGATATAAAAAAGACGATATGTCAGAAGTATTTACGCAATGGTATGAATGTATTTTTGATGATGAATTTAACTGTACAAATGCGCATATTTTTGAAAATTATAGATTCTTCCAATTTAAAATTGATATAAATAATGCAAATACTATTGTAAAAATTAATAATATATACATGAAGGTGGTTAAATAATTTTGAAACAAATATTTGACTCTAACAGTAGAATTGAAAAAATCAACGATGGTATCAAATTCTATGAACAAGATATATTGTCTTGTTCATACGTATTTGAAGATGACTTAATTATAGATTTAGATATAGATTATATAATGCCTGGATTTGGCATAGTTATAATAGAAGATAATGATGTATCCTTGCAAAAAATAGACATTGCTTATTTATTTAAAATAGGCAGTAATGATTTTACTGTAATAGAAAAAAATTTTTCAAATCAACAACAACTTCAACATACATCTTGTGTTTTATCTCCATCTATTAACAATAAAAATATTAAACTTAAATTTACATATAAAAATAATCAAGTATCATTCGATTGGATATTTGATAATGATACTACATATAATTTAGGCAAAATAACATTAAAAAAGAAAATAGGTAGATACAGAATAGGATTTTATTCAAATCAAAACAATATAACTCATTCTTTTTCTTTTAAACAAGGTATAGCTAAAAATTGGAATGCTAGTATAAAAAATACTTGTGGAGGTAGAATATCTTTTTTTGATAATGGATTTATGTTTGAAAATTGTGACTATGATGCCGAAATAGAACAATATAATATACCATTAAAAAAAGGTATTTATTATCTTAGTTATGACACAGATAAAGTTAATGATGAGTTTAATATAGATTGTTATGTTATTCCTTCAGATGTTCAGTACGAAGAAAAAAATTTTGAAGATGAGAATAAAAATTTATTGTCTAAAGATAACATAATTAATTTAACTACTGATATGGTAGTAAATTTAAAATTTAAAGGAGTTAATGGTAAGATAAAAAACATTTCTATCAAAGAAGATCCAGATAGTGGTTACGTAGAAACAGAAGGAGAAGTTGTCTCTATTGATGGTAGCTACATGACCGTTTATTTAAAAGAATTAAAACAGGTTAGATGGAAGGGAACAATAACAACTATACCTAAATATATAGATTTCACAAAACCTTGTCCTTATGCAGTAATAGAAACAATAAACCATAGAACAACAATAGAAGAAATAAATGTACAATTAAAACAAGAATACGGTTATATATATGATGTAGGGAAAAGTATTCTTTCTATTTGTGATACTGAATATAAAAATATTTACAAACAAATAAATATTGAACTATGCGAAGAAGATCAGCAAAAAATTAATGTTTTTAGAAATATTAATGCATTTATTTTTGAGCTTATACTAACTAAACTTGATGGAGAAGAAATTAACGTTATATTACAGAAAACATTTAAAAAGTATATAATCGCTAAAATTAATGGGCCTATTATTGTAACAAAAGAAGATAAAAAAACAGTTTTTGATTTATCTAGTTCGTATAGAGAATTTTCTATAGAAAATAAAACATTAAAATTATATTCTTCACAGTATCCTATATCTATAAATGCAAGTAGTTTATTTGTAAACAGTTCTAACCTTAAAGTTTATGCTATTCCTGATTACGCTACTATAGATATGACTAAAAATACTATTGAAGAATGTGCTTCTTCTTTTATAAAACTAAAAACCAAAGAATATACAATAGAATATTTTAATGAAAATACTTATATAAATATTTTAGATGAATTAAAGATAAAATATCCAAATATAATAATAGAATATAGCGATATAAGTGATTTTGAATATTGGTTTACTAATTACGAAAGAGAAGTATTTAATACTGATAACAATAATTTAGTGTTATCTAAAAAACTACTAGAAGTATCTAATAACGTAATAATTTATGGAATATTACCTAATAGTATTATTAAAGAAAGTAATCTATATAGAGTTCCAAAAGGAATTATTAATTCTATAGACTATTACGCTGAGCAATACAATATATTATTGGGTAATGAATATAACATAGATTATGCTAATAACGAAATAAGAATTGAACAAACTGAATTAAAAAAATATAAACAAATAATTATCGATTATATTAAAAATGATAGTTATGCTATAAATTATATTGAGAATTTAGATCAATACGAAGTAGATATAGCTACTAATGAAGATATGGTATACGTTAATTACAATATGCATGATGATGGATCTACATATTCTTATAAGACTACAAATATCATTCCTGATAAAAATAAATATGTTGTTTTAAGAAAAGAGGAGTAACTATTGAAAATACAAATTCCTAATTATAACATAATAGAAACAGATAATTTAAATATTAATGATATTCCATTATCGTACATAGATTTAACTTATAAAAATTTAAAAATAAATTGTAAAATCAATAAAGAATATTTAAAAGATGAAAAAACTCCTATTAGACCTTATTCAAAAGTAAATCCTGATGATCTATTTTTTAATAGCAAATATGAAATATTAGATAATATAAAATTAAAAAGAAATGGTAATGAATACATATATGAACCTAAAAATATTATAGAATATACGCCAGAATCTTTTTCATGCAATGTTCTTATAAAGAAGAATATTACATTTTCAAATAATAATAACTATAACTTAAAAATATCTGTTATTGAAGATGGTGAAAGTCTTGAACGTTCAAGTAATTTAATAAGCATATTCGCTGATGCATATAGACGAGATATAGCTCCTTCTAATATATCTATTAACAATAAATCTTTAAAGCCAGAATCATTAATTACTTCTTCTCTGATGGAAAATGATATAATATTTGCTCATTCTAGTGATGGAGTCAATATTACAAATAGCGATAATGAACTTATAGATATTGATATAGATAATTTATTAAACAATCATGTTAATTTATGGTTAAGTATTGATAGTTTTGAAGATAGTTTAATTCCACAAGAAAATATTGAAAATATAACAATATATGAAGATACTAGTATATTTAATATAAAACAATATCCTCAAAACAAAAAAGAAAATGAACATTATTTTATATTTGATGCTAACAAACGACATAAAAATTATAGTAGTGATATCTATAATTATATAAATTTCGCTAATAGTATTTTAATTATTGAAAAAAAAGATGCTGGACACTTAATCTTAACTCCTAATTACGTTTTAAATGATTTAGAAAGTAATGCTAAATTAATTTATGAAGTTATTATGTATGTATTTTTAAGATCTTATTATCTCAGTAAAACAGCATATTCTTGGATAACAACTGAGCCCATAGATTATATGTCATATTCTTATAATAAATTAAACATAAATCATAAAAATATAAATATCAATAAACTTTTATTAAATGATGATTATGATATAGGTAATCAATATAGAATAATAAATATACTTATTTCTAACGATAACGTTAAATTTAAAGGATTAAACAGCAATGGAGATATGTATTTTTATAAAATAAATAATATTGATACTCCAAAAAAAGAAGGAGAAACATCTTTTTTAACTACAAAACAAACAGTAATAAACTATTTTGAAGAAGATATTAATCACATTGAAACTAAATTTAGTATATCTTCTAATATTATTGATGATATTGCTTATATAACTATAAATCCATATTATAGCTCATCAAATAAAATATTTAATAATAATACTCAAACTTTTAGATTATCTGATGTAGATATAGAATATTATATCTGTACTAAACCAACATCTCCCCAAATAGAGTCTATGTTTACTTTTGTTTCTTGTAGTGATTATGATTTAGAAAAAGACGGGAATATATTATGTTATATTACTTTAACAACTACAAAAGAAACACGAAATCATGACATACGAATTAATGGTGGAGGATTGCCAAAAAATCAACCAAATAATTTTGATTTAATAGATATTGGTAATATATATGGTAGACCATATAGGATAGGTTCTACTATTATTATAAGTTTACCTAAAGAATGCGAACAGTATAACGATATAATACAAAAAGAAGTATATAAACATATATCTTCTGGTGATTATCCAATATTTTTTTATGAATAAGGAGGGAATAAAATGATAAATAAATTAATAGATTTAAATTTTGCTCCAGGAATTAAGGCTAAAGATATAAATTATAATTTTGATTTAATTCATGATTGGATAACAAAAGAACGTTTAAGAATTGGTGGATATGGATTAGTAGAAGGATTTGATTTATCTGCTAATTTAAAAGATTTTAGTATAACAGTTTCTGAAGGGATATTAATAAATCAAGATGGTGAAGAAGTTATTATTCCTGAACAAACTTTTACTGTAGGACCTCCGGAATATACTGTAGAAACAGAAGAAATAATTTGTCCAGCAAGTGGCATAATTACATTAAAATATAGACCATATTCAGAAGAAACATATGGATATATAGAATATATTCCGCCAAATACAGGTAATCAACCACAAGAAACTGATATATCTGTTAATGAAAAAACAACTGGAATGAGAGTTCCAATTATGCAACTTATAGGAAATAAAATATATATAAATGCCAATTCATGGGAAAATAAAACAATTAAAGTAACTTATAAAAGAACTCAGAACAGAATAGATTCTTTAATGTTGTATAAAAATGGAGAATATGAATACGAAAAAAGTATACCGTCAACATCTCCGTCTCATGTTGATTTAGGAGATTATATTAATTATTTTTGTGTAGGAATAATATATTGGAATATAGATACTAAAATTACAGTAGATTTTTTCATTAATCATAGAAGTTATAGAAAGGTATATGTAGATAAAGATAATAATTTATACTTAAATGGTGAATTGTATAAAAAACCTAAATTTATTTATTTTGAAGAACCTGAGAATCCAGAAAAAAATGATTTATGGTATGATAGTAAAACTAATACAATATATATATGGAAAGAAACTGATGGAGATTTTGGTTGGGTAGCTATAAATGATTTTTCTACGTTAGCTTTAAGAGATAAAAAAATATGGACCATAGAAGATTTTCCAGAAGATGCACAAACATTTATGTTTAATGATGATGAAACAAATTTATTTTATGTACCAGATACTAGCGCATTAGAAATCATTATTGATAACGTTCCTTTAATGAGTGATCAATTTGATGAAATTATCATAAAAAGCGATAAAGATTATTTAAGTAATGGTAGAGGATTTAGATTAAAAGATCCATTAGATCGTCCTACTTATGTAGAATGTATAGTTCATCATTGTGTTCGCAATAAACCAGTAAAAGAAACATTTCAACGAGCAGCTATTTTTATAGATGAAAATTACATATATTATAGTCCAGAAAATATAAATCATATTTTTCAAACTGATATGGCTTATGTGATAGGAGAAGATCAATTAGAAGTTTTTGTAAACGGATTAAGATTAAATAAAGATATTGATTTTATAGAGATGATATCAGAAACAATAGAAGCAACAGAATCTGATAGAAAAAAAATGACTACATATTTTAAAATCAAGCCAAACATAACATTAAATAGTGGAGACATAATTACATATAAAATTAGTAAACACGTTTGGAGCTATGATCATCTAGATATGATGATGTATGAAATAGAAAATAAAGCTGATCAAGCTATATCTGATTGTACTCAATTGAAAGAAGATTTAAGTGAATTGAATGATAACGTATATAATCAATTAGAGTCTATTGAAGATAATATACAGGATCATATCAATTCAGTTGGAAATTTAGATGATTATTTAAAAACTGATTCAATTTTAACTGAATCTAATTTACCAGAAACTGTTAAAAATAAAATGATTTCTGGACAACAATATGCTCTTTTTCCTTCTACTGATACAATAATTTTATCTAACACAAAAATAACAGATTTTATAATTGTTACTTATATAAGTGAACGAATGAATCGTAATTTAATAAAAGATACTGAATATTTTTTAACACAAATAGATAACGATATACGTGTTGATATTAGCGGTGACTTGATGGCAAGTGATGCTAATATATACATACAAATATTAAAAGTGGGTGAACATTAATGAATGATCCTATAATTACATGGTATGCTAAATTAGACAATGATACAGAATTTAACAAAACAAATGAAATTTATGCTGGATCTTATACTAAAGAGAATAGTATAAACGTTAATATGCAAATATGGAATAATCGTTGGGGTACAGAAGACGTACAATCTTTAAATAATTTTAATATAAATATTTATTTTGATAAAGAAGAAGACTTCATTTTATTAGATTACTGTACTGTTGTGTTAAATAAGACAGAAATATTAACTATTAATAAAACTGATAAAATAGGAGTACTAACATTTGATCAAATAGAATTAAGTGGAGCTTTGAATGATGGTACTATAGAAAATAATCCAAATAATTATATTTTATTAGATTTTATTTTTAAGGCTCCTAACAATACTAGATTGAAAGTAAACGATTTAAAAACTCTATTTTTTGAAATAATTCCTCTATAAAACTATATTGTAAGGGTAATATGTATATGTAAACTAACAATAATAAAAGGAGTTTTATATTATTATGGACAAACAAACTGTAACTCGTTTTATTGTGGATCAAAAAAATAGTGAATCTGCTCCTAATAAAACGATAGACCACACAAAGCCTAGACTAAATCTAGGTACATTAAAGTATTCTATAAAAAAGAAACTCACTGATAGTGAAAATGTAGGTACATTAGTATTTACTACAGATACTGGAGAATTTTATGTAGGAAGAGGATATGATTCTTTCATAAAGAAAATATCTGATATTTTTGTAGGTAATAAAAGTGATTTTCCTGCTGTTGGTACTGTAGACAAATTATATTGTGCTATTGATGAAAAGATGCTCTATTATTGGAACAAAACTAATTATTATAGATTTGCGATATTAGATGTTCAATTATATCAAGACGTCTTTGAAGTTAATGAAGAAGAACAAAATCAATTTCACTTAACTAAAACACCATTGGATAATATAATGTCTATGTCTATTAATGGATTAACGTATTTTGTTCCAGATTTTACATACGATAAATCAACTAATAATATAATTTGGAATAAGGATGCTGAAAATAGCTTTTCCATTATAAACAGTAAAGTAGTAGTAGAATATATGATTCTTAAAGAATCAGATAATATTATTATAGATAATGATATTAATAATTTAGATAATACTATTGTTAACTATGCTTCTAATACCGTTTCTAAAAAACTTAATAAACTAAAAATCAGTAATAATAAAAATAATTTCAGTATTACTTATAATGGCAATGAAGTTTTAACGTCTAAAATACAAAAAGGAGTGAAATGATTTGTTCAAACCGAATTTTTCTCAGATAAAAAACGGAGCAGATATCTCTAAAGCTCTAGAATCTCATTTTATTGAAAATAATTTAGATGGTAAATGGAAATTTATCGTAAATGAAGATGGAAATCTAGCATTAAAATACGGAGATAAAATAATTGGTGATCCATGGAAAAAACCAACTGAATAATGACATTTACATTAAGTAATATACATATTAGGTTAACCAAAAAAATAAAAAAGAAAGGCATGATTTAAATGGCAGAAAAGTCAAAAGTTGCAACATTTGCAGCAGGTCCTAAAACATTTTTAGGTACTTCTAACTTTGGTAATACTAACGTCAATGGTACTTTAAATGTTACAGGAAAATTAACAATACAGCAGGAAGGCACTATAGGTGCAGAAAGTAAAGATGCTGTAACAGGAAATCAAATACATAACTTAAAGACTGAATTAGAAGGTTCTATTGCTTCTGCTGGCTCTAACGCTACAGAACAAATAGAAGCAGCTAAAACAGAACTAAAAGAAAAAATTACAGAAGTTGATACTGCTTATAAAAAAGCAGATACTACTCTAGATGGTAAAATTTCTGCACTTTCTTCTACTTTAGAAGGTAAACAAATTAATGTTACTGGAGATTCTGGAGACGGTTATACAGTAACTGGTGCTAATGGTGGATTGAAATTTGTTGGTGGTTCTAATATTAATACTACTGTTGCTAATAATGGTGATATCACTATTGCACTTGAAGATAATGCTACAGTTTCTGGTTTAACTGTTAATGGTAATTTAAATGTTACTGGTACTACTACTACAGTTAATTCTCAAGATTTAGTAATTAAAGATAATATGATCACTCTAAATTCTGGTGATGAAGGCGAAGGCGTTACTAAAGGTATTGCTGGTATTGAAATTAATCGTGGTAGTGAAGCTAAATATCAAATCGTTTTCGATGAAAGTGATGATAAATTAAAAGCTGGTGTAGAAAGCGAAACTAAAGCTTTAGCAACAGAAGAATTTGTTACAAAAGCTGTATCTAATGCTACAACAGCAGGATCTGAACAATTGGTAAATGGACAGTGGAAAGTAACTGTTGAAAATGGTTGCTTAGTTATTAAATATGGAGATAAACTCTTAGCTTCTTGGGATGCACCTGTAGAATAATAAATACATAATAACGTACTTAATAAAAGGGAGTTTAGCGTAATCTAAACTCCCTAAAATTTTATATTAAAGGAGAGATATATGTGACTATTTATTCCTTACATAAATTATCAGAATTAGATATAAAGAAAATAAGAGATATTTTTAAACAATCAAAATGCCCTCAAGAAAGTTTAAAATTTACATTTAAAAACTTTACAAAATTAACTACTAACAATGTAATCATATTTGACAATGTTAACGTTAATAATCCTAATGTTTATATAACTAAAATATAAAAATAAAAGAAAGGATTTTTATTATGGCTACAAAAGGAAAAATAAAAATATACGAGGACAATAATTATAATGATTTTTATCCTTTAACTGTATCAAGTCAAGTTGTTGACTTAAAAACAAATGTAGTTAATATTATTAAAGAAACTTTAAGTTTCAGAAAAGCAAATACTTCTTATAATTTAGATGATAAAGTCATACTAAACGAAGATTTTATAGGAACATATTTAATTTGTATAAAACAAGGTATAACAGCAAAAACAGATTTATCCTATTTAACAGATGATGTTGAAGATAATGAAATTATAATAGATGGAACTGTTAATTGGAAAGTACATAGAAGCGCAGGAATTAATAGTTTTAAAACTACAGCATTTCTTGATTCTGCTCAAAACTGGAAAACGAACAATCCTATTTTAGAAAAAGGTCAAATAGCACTTGAAGAAGATACTGGCTTTGTAAAAATAGGAGATGGTATAAATACATGGAATTTTTTATCTTATATAAAAGATTCTAAATTAGATACTAAACTAGATAAAAATGGAACTGCTCAAAAAGCTATAAAAGACGAATTGAATAATAAAATAGACGAAACTTATATAAAGAAAATATCTGTAGATGGATCTACATTAACTTTTACAAAAGGTAATGGCGTATCTAGTTCTATAACTTTACAAAATGGTTCATATCCATTAGCCACTCAAATAAATGATGGATTAATGTCTAAAGAAGATAAAATTAAATTAGATAATGTTAATTTAAATAGCGAAGAAAATCAAAATACTTTTTCTAATATTTCTGTAGGAGCTACAATTATTAGCGCAGATCAAAAAACAGATACATTAACTCTTAAGTCTGGACAAAATATAAACTTAAGTGCTAATAATTTAGACGATAGTATAACTATTGCTTTTACTGGAACAGTAGACAATGCTAATAATGCTATAAAATCTAAACAAGATTATCTAGGACAAAATATACATGAAACGTATATTAAAAATATTCAAGGAAATAATAATAAATTAACAATCGTTAAAGGCAATGATGTAAGTTCTATTATAAACATAGATAATGTTCCAAATGCTATAAAAGCAACTCAAGATAGTAGAGGACAAAAAATAGATACTACATATATAAAAAATATATCTGTTTCAGACAATACTTTAACCGTATATAAAGGAGACGGTTCAGCTACTAATTTAGATATCATTAGTTTTGATCAAATTTATCCAATAGGTGCTATATATATGTCTACTGTATCTACAAATCCTGCTACATTATTTAAAATAGGAAATTGGGAAGCATTGCCTGCTGGACGTGTATTACTAGCTCAAGGAACCTCTACTTGGGGAGTTAATTATTCCGCTGGCAGTACTGGAGGAGAAGATAAACACACATTAACAGTTAGCGAATCAGCTCCTCATAATCATACAGGAAACGCAACCACTTCTGGTAGTACTCATACTCATGCTTTAACTATGCGAGCATCTCATGGTAAATCAGGAAATGGTGGCGTTCCTAGATTTGGTGATGGTGATATATGGTCAGACTATAAAACACAAAATTTATCTGCTGCTGGAGAACATAGTCATGCTATTACTATCAATAATTCTGGTGGCGGACAAGCTCACAATAATATGCAACCATATTTATCTGTTTATATGTGGAAAAGAACAAGTTGATAAAAAACATTAAAATAAGAATCTTTTTAAGAGGTTTATTTTTTCTACGCTTATGTTTGTATGTAAAAATAATAAAATCTCTCAAAAAGGCTCTTATTTGCTGTATTAAATTGTTTATGTTTTTCATACAATTCTACTTCCTATTTTTTAAATAATACCATATTTAGCTAACATTTTTTCCATTAGAGTTAATGGTTGTTTATTTTCTTGTCTATCTTCTTCGATATTTTGGTTATACTCTTTACAAAAGATTGGAATTAATACCTGTGTTTTACCGTCATTACATTTTTTTATATATATATCTTTTTCTTGTTTTTTTACAAAATCTGAATTGCAATTATTACAATGAAAATGTATTCCATCTTCAGAGTTAATATTATATATTTCCGAATTGTATTTATTTCTACCAGAACGTTCATAACAATTAGGACAGTATATTTTTTTACTAAACATTGGTCTAAATTGATAGTCACAATCTAAACAAGTATAACTTTTACCATTCTCTGTTTTCACATGATAAGAGCCACAGTTAGGACAAATACTACCAGATAAGAAATTTTCATCTCCACTACCACATTTTTTACATAATAAATATCCTTGCGTTTCTGTCGCATTATAAAAAGTAGCTAATTCACGAATATTTAAATCTCTGCTGTCTATTATTTCCTTACAACCACCACTACAAGCATTTAAATAGACATTATGGTCATGTTCTGTATCTTCATGTGAATAATTAGGACAAGAATATACAGTAGCTGCTTTAATTGCGTATATTTTATAGTATGGATTTTTATCCTCATTATAAAATCTCTTTACTCCTGTATTATTTAAATTTGGTCGCATTAATCTTCCACATTTACGACAATATAAATGCTCTAATATATCATTTCCATAATTTAGCATTGCATGTATTTTTCCAACATAATTTTCTTTAACTAAACGTTGTTCGCCAATAAAAGCCTCTTTAAATACTCTATCATCAAACATATTTCCCAATAGAAGTAACTCTGCTAAATTTAAATTTGAATGAGGCGATTTGTATTCAAGAGATGGCCAAACTATATTATCGTCTCTGTATATGTTACTATCACTAAATTCAATGTGTAATCCACTATACTTATTAAAAGTTGTGCAATACATTCTTTTTTGAGGACAATATATCTTTTTTTCTTCAGGTGTTATTTGACACTGTGCTTCGCAGAATTTTGAAGTTCTAGGGCAAACTTTCGTTAATATAGATAAGTTAAATGGCCTATCTGTATTTTTTCTTTTGTCTTCTACAATTTCTTTATTTATATTATCTATATAGTTATCAATCAAAACCTGTACTGTCTTTAATCTATCTACGCTTTCTGGATAAACATATGCTCTACTTAATAAGATATATGTAATAATATACAATATAGATTTTTTATCTCGTTTTGTTATTTCTTCAAAAATGATTTTAAGATCATCAAACTTATTAAAATATGTTAACCAATATAAACAAGTGCATTGAGCTTTTGTTGATAGCTGAAAAAATACATCTATCATATTAGAACTTTTATTTTTGTATATATCTTGAAAATATTTTATTTGTTTTTTGCTTAATTCCAAAGATATATCTAATATATTTAATTGTGATAGGTCATAAATTAAAAGATTGTAATCATTATTGTCAAATCCTTTTATTGTTTTTAAATTATTTTTTAAAAAATGTATGTTTTTATTCACAAAATCTTTATCATTAAATATTTTGACATATTCTATTATCATTTTTTTAAAATATGAAAATTTATAGCATGTTGCATTTTCATCATCACTCATTATCATGTTATTTATCGTTAAGGTAATAGAATTCTTATAAGTTTCTTGTAAAATATTTTTAGCTTCTGTAACATTAAAATCATTTACATCTTTATCTTTATAATAATTTAATGCTTTTTTGATATAGTCTATCTTTTGATCGTCACTCATTTTCTCTAAAAGTTCTTCACAATATACATCTTCTGGCAATATATCAATGTCAATCTCTTCGTTAAAAACATCAAATAAATCTATTATTTTTTGCTTTTTAATATCTAATTCTTGATAAAAATCACTTATAAATATAATTTTTTTATCCAGATCTAAAGTTTTTATTATGCGATCTACATCTATATAGTTGTTATTTATTTCTATACATGATAATAATAACTCTAAAGAAAGATCATTAGCTACTTCATATACAGTATTCGTAAAAATTTCTCTTATGATGTTTAATTCATTGGCATTATATATATGTTGATTACTATTTATAGTTAATATCTTTTTTGATAATTCTATAATCATTTCATTTGGTAGAGAATTTAATATGTCTTTATCAAACAATATACATCTTGGCAAATCAAACAAAAATTCAGTTGTTAAATCATATTTTGTTTTTAAATTTTTACATAATAAATATTTTTTTAGTTTTTCTTTTATAACTGTATCTTGTTCATTACTATTTATTATTTTTATGTAATAATTTAATTTTTCTTTATCTGTTAGCAATTCCGCAAATTCATCTATCAATACTTTTGTTCTAATATCAAGAAAATCAAATGCATCTTTTATATAAAAATTTCTAAAATAATATCGTTTGTTAATATCTTTAAGCTTTTTTATAATATCTTTAATCAACTCTTGATCATTGTTAATGAAATTAACAAAATCCTTATCATCTT